TCATTTAGCCCGCACAATCGGCAGATCTGACCACCGTGTCGTGTACCTTGGTGAGAGCATTTCACGCTTCATCTGCCAGGCCTGCTGGATCCCCTGTCCGGCGAAATACAGTGTTCCCCTTCCCTGTCTGTTGAGCTTGTCCATTAAAGCCATCAGCGCATCGCTGTCTGCCCGGGGCGCGTTATCATCAAAGAGATTGAGCTGTGCAACGCCCTGGCTGTAAAAATCCCCGAGCATGATCCCTGCCTTCTGATAACGATGGCCGTCCCGCCATATGGCATCGAGGCAACGTGTGGCTGCCGCGATAATGTCACGCGTGTCCTGCGTGGGCGTCATCAGTCGCGTTGCGGCACTGTTCCCGTAATATGGCTCGCCGGAGTGCGGCGACGTTTTCACGAACGTGGAGATGTAACGGCAGTACTGGTGCTCGCCGCGCAGCTTCTCCGCCGCCCGCGCCGCGTAGCTGCAGATCGCCTGGCGCATCTCCTCGTAATCGGTGATGCGTTCGCCAAAGCTGCGGCTGCAGACGATCTCCTGTTTAAGCGGCACGAACTCCTCCAGCTCGAGGCAGGATTCCCCTCGCAGCTCCCGCACAGTTCGCTCCAGCACGACGCTGAAGTGTTTCCGGATGAACCGGATGTCGCTGTCCGCCAGCTGCAGCGCACTCTCGATCCCCATAGACTGTAATTTCTTCGCGATGCGCCCGCCAACGCCCCAGACCTCGTCAACTGGCATTAGGGCCATCAGCCGCCGCTGGCGCTCCACGTTTGACAGGTCAACCACACCGCCTGTCTGTGGCCACATTTTAGCGGCCCTGTTTGCCAGCTTGGCCAATGTCTTAGTCTGGGCAATGCCGACGCCGCACCAGATGCGCGTGTTGCGCCGGATAGTGTTGCGGATCTCCCGGCCAAAATCGGCCAGGTTCCGGCAGTTACGCACGCCCGTCAGGTCGCAAAACGCCTCATCTATGGAGTACACCTCCACGCGTGGACACATCTCCTCGAGTGTTGTCATCACGCGATGCGACATGTCGCCGTATAGCTCATAGTTGCTGGAAAACGCGATCACCGGCTCCGGAAACCTCGTCGCTTTCAGCTGGAACCACGGCACGCCCATTTTTATACCCAGCCGTTTGGCCTCGGCGCTGCGGGCGATAACGCAGCCATCATTATTCGAGAGCACGACAATCGGACGGCCAACCAGATCCGGACGGAAAGCGGTCTCGCAGCTCGCATAGAAGCTGTTCATATCAACGAGGGCAAACATGGTTTCGGCGCAGTGTAGTGATGACAGAAATGACAACGCCGACAATTTCTAAACCGTCGGCGTCATAAATTTTAATAGGTGGGTAAGCGGGATTTTCGGCCATTAATTGCGCGACCGGATGAGTTACCAGTCTTTTGACCGTGAACTCCCCGGCGATGTTCGCGACAACAATATCGCCGTGCTGAGGGTGAATGCTGAAATCAACCAGGAGATAGGAGCCATCGGTGATCCCGGCATTAATCATTGAATCGCCCGACACGCGGAGCGTATATGTCGAGGAGGGGTGAGGGATAAGTTGGGAGATCAGGTCAATTCCCGATTCGATATAATCGGCCGCCGGACTGGGGAACCCGGCGGATATGATGTCCCCATAAACGGGGATCTGTACCGGAGTTTCCGGAAAAATAAGGCGTTGCAAGTGCATATTATTACCTCCTTTGCAAAACACTGTATACATATACAGTAGATTGAGGCGATGGCAAATGCAATACGGTGCGGCCTATTGATAGGCCTGATGATGCAGGGCGTTACCCATCCGTGGGTTGCTGTTAAATAGTTCCAAATGCTGCTTCGGAGTTACCGAAATAGTCACCACCATCCAGCTCAACAGTCCAGTAGTCACTTGGAGGTGTACCCGTCCACGCTACGGTAAACTGTAAATAAATACCGCCAACGAAACCCGGATAGGTCGCACTGTCGGTCAGACCACCGTTATAGTCGGTGATGGCCTCATTTGGCATGTTGGTACCGAACGAACCAGGCTGAGTGACCACGCCCAGGGCTGTAGACAATTTTGCAGTAATCGTTGGCAAGTTCGTCGTAGCCGTTGTGAACGTCTGCACAACGCGGAAGGATTTCAGCGTTGTACCGCGAATCACCACACCTTCGAAAACAATTCCGTTGGCCGATACGATCCTGATTTTCGCGAAACCGCCGTTGTAAAACAGGCTGAAATCTCCCTGCACATTCCCGCGCCCGGTTGGCAGCAGTGACTGCGGGCAGCGCATAAAGAACGAAGTCAGCGGGACGGCGGATGGTACACCAGAGACTCCGGAGGGGCTCGGGAATTTTTTTGAGTGAACCACGCGGATTTTACGCTCGTCCTCGCTCCAGAGGTTGTTCGCTGAGAAGCCCACCGGAACAGGCGTTACCACCAGACCATTAACATAGGACTCATTGACGGCACCGCCCTTGAGATCGTTATGAATCGTGATGGTGTGCCAGCCCCTGCCAATGATACGCCCCAGGAACTGAGTGGCCCCGCTCACTTCACCATTGGTTCCGATAGGGCCCGGCGCGCTGTTAGCCCCCACCTCAACAAGTGTACTGTGGAACGGAGCCTGCGTGTTTGCCCGTTTGTAATACGGCACCTCAGGCTTGTTCGCCGTCCCCACAAACCAGTTGGTGTCCTGGAGCAACACAAAGCACTCACCCTGGACCTTGCCCGTAATATTGGCGGCTGCCGCATCAAGAAAGAAGCTGAAGGTGCATATGGCCCGTTGCTTAGGCGGTAAGACGCCAGTGGTTTTGGCTCGCGTAAACGTACCGGGCTGGCTGCGCCCCACAGCAACGTTACCAGTAGCATCGCAATAGCCGTAGTTGTCCATGCTAACCCCAGGGAACATATAGGTCTCGTTGGAGATCTTCGTGTAGGAGTTAAGCAGGCCACCGCCCATGAAAAGGGACGCCAGCTGATGCGCATGCAGCGCATAACCCATGGTGTTAAAGTGAACGCCATCTGCGGAAATAGCACCCGGATTACGGTGGTACAGCATGTCCTGAGGATCAAACACGATGCACCCGTAGAGTGTGGCCAGGTTACGCATGCGCTTTGCCCACAGGAACCACAGCCCACCCGGAGTCGGGCCGCCGGTCGGCAGGCAAACAACAACCGCCATTCCCCACTTGATAAATCTGCGAATAAGCTTCTCCATGCAGTCCATATAAACGTCCAGCGTGGAATTCCCTGACGCATCGTTAGTGCCCAGCATCAGGATCGCAACGTCACAGTTAGGGCTGGTCTGCCAGGCAGGCTCGTTCAGGCTCTGTTCAGCGGTATACCCTGAGATAGCGCGGATAACCCTGCTGACGGTACAGCCGGACTGTTCAGAAAGAAAATCGGTGAACCGTTCCGGATATGTAGTGGTGGCGTGCGTAGCCCAGTCACCATTATCGGCAGGCCTGACGTCTGTTGAAGAACGATCAAAGCCTGCTGTCAGTGAATCGCCCTGGAAAAGCACTTTTAAAGATCCACGCGAATGCACGAGATAATCTATTCTGCTGAGTGCAGCCGTATTACGCGCCTTATATTCAGCTGAATCAACGGCCACCAGCCACTGCTGGACTGTCCGCCCGTCATCAGTTCTGATCATTCCTGCGCCGACGTTTGTGTTTAGCTCACGACGAAGCACGTCAGTTACGTCTACAGCCTGCCATTTTCCCGCCCCGGTGCCCCCGGTTGATGCAGGCGTGGATCCGGCTGGAACATTTTTAGGAAGAGTGGCCACATTATCCCAGCGGTACCAGGTAAGAGTGGTTGCGTCCTGGATAATATCGTTTGCAGCCGCCAGCGTTGCGCCTGCCTGAAACGTCCCGACAGGATTGAGGCCCAGACTATTAATGGCCCGCAGGATTAATGCCTTCAGCCCTTCGATTGTGTAGTGAGCCTGACCGAAGCGATCAATGTACTGCAGCAGCAGCGAATTAACGAACTCATCGATTTTTGCGGCGTTGAATTTCACGTCGCGAGCTGATTCGCTGGCAACCGGATTCTGTGTAGGTTGAGTGGCCATATTTTTTCCATAAAAAAACCCGGCGCAGCGGCCGGGTCGGGTGAAGAGGAAAGCGTTACGGATAAATCAGATCGCTGTATTCAGCGAGCGTCAGTGAGGTTGTGCCGTCAGCATTGGGTTTTTTCTCTGTGACCGTCCACTGAGTGCCATCCAGCTCCTCGGTGGTGGCGATCACATAGCGGGACGGAGACTGAACGTTATAGCCGTCATAGATATTAAGCTGAACCTCAGGTAGGGCAGCCGTAAACCCGAAGGCGGTATCGAGCCGGGGACTGGCCTGGTAACGAGCAGTAGGATTACCCAGGTAATCGCTGACCAGCACCCACATTTCACCGGCCCAGTTGATCCGCTCGCTGGTCTCGAAATCATTGCCGGTACGCGCAACGACATACCCTGCCTGCTGGTTGGTATCATAGGTGTCAGCCACAATCACAAGATCGCCTGGTGAAACGTACTCGCCATCCGCCAGCACCCGGCAGGCCATCTGAATGCGTGAGTACAGCAGGCGGCGCACTTCCACCAGCGCCCGGTCGTGCGCCTGGACTGTATTCCTGCATCCCAGCAGCGATATTTTGAGTGGGTTCTGTGCTTCCTGCTCAGTGATGCCGTCTTCACTGATGCGGTACCGGATATAAGCCTTTTTGTTGGTCGCCGGGTTTACATACTCGATCTCCACCCCGTTATATTCACCAGGCATTCGCATGTCATAGGTGAGCCTGAAATCGCCAGCCACCATATTGGCCCGGTTAAATACTGCTGCCGGTGTGGCCTTTTTCTCGTCGCGGCTGAACGTCAGCACACCCTGGTCCCAGTACGCTATAACCCGGGCCACGTTGCAGATTGTCTGTATCCGCGTGCCCAGCGACACATCTTCATCATCGAAGGTGTAATCAAAATGCGCCAGCTCAGCCGGAATGATGCTGCCCGCAATGCGGTACAGCTCATAAAGGTCGATGGTTGTTTCAGGTTGTCCCCCCATTACCAGCCAGGTGTGAGCCACGGCATCAGCAAACGAGCGGGATGGGCGAAGGGTATAGTCCACCCTGCCGGTCGACTGGTTATAGCTGATGGTGTGCCGGGTGATCAGCGCATTGTATTTGCGCTCGCGCGCGCTGGTGGCCTGCTCGGTCGCGCGTACAGATACGCGCACCAGCGTATCTTCAGGGTGAACCTCATTCTGCCGGACGCGAACCGAGTGCACGGCCTCCAGTTTCATGACGCTGTGATCGTTGCTATTGTTGGTTCGCGCAAATGACAGCGCATAACGACCATAACCGGCCGCTGGTGTAATTTTCAGCGTCTGGTAGTAATAGTCTGTTTTCGTGGCCGCGCTAAAAGAGGCAGTCAGATGCTCAGACGTTCCGGGGATCTCGTTGTTGTCCTCATCCACCTGCCAGAGATTAATATTAGCGCTGGCAAAATCCCCCTCACCAAGCTGGGCCTGCAGGTGAACCCACAACTGCTCTCCGGCCAGTGGCGCGACGACCGGCCCGACCGTTATAACCCGGTTATCGTTGAGAATGAATTTTGTGGTGTTAAACGTTGCAGACTCAGGGATCTGGCTGGCATCAGTACCGGACAGGTTGTTGAAGTAAAACGTATAAAACTGCTGCGGGTTCACAACAGCCCCGTCGCTGGTGAGCGTGGCGTTAAACAGATCCGCAATGATGGTCGCATCCCGGGTTACCGGGCCAGCCGCTGTGTTGTAGGTCACGTTCACAACAAAGCTGACCGGGTGCGGCTTCTGGAGGTTATAAAAATAGTCGAAGGCCGGTTCGCGCTTAATTTTTACGCTTATCTGGCCGCCAGCATAGGTGCCTGCCACAACGGTGGTTGCCGTGGCGGTCTCGGAAGGCGTATCAGTGCTTTCGTTAGGCCCGGGCAACTCCTGCCCGTCGACGTCGTCGAAACTGAAGCCCTCATAGATAACCGGTATTACCTGTCCCGGCTGAAAAATGTCGTAGCTTGCTCCGGCCAGTGAAATGAGCGATGACTCCGAATACCGGACATCCTCAACGGTATAGCGCCCCAGCCCGAAATTCATCCACTCTGTAATGTATTTCAGGTTATCCCGGTACTCGAACATCGACTCCTGGATCAGATCGGGGTAGGCACGCACCTGACCATAGATATCAGGTCTGGCCTGATACGTGCGGGCCACATTAGTCTGCCCGGTGAGGCGGTTATTCGGAGACTCCTTTACATTACTGTCGGCGGCTGTAGCAAACCCGGTTTTGGGCATCATGAAGCTGAATACGCTCTGCACCAGCTTAAAGACAGGGTTCAGGACTTTGCCAATAACGCCTTTCGGCTGTGAAAAAATCTGGATGCGATGCAGGTGGCTAACAGCAAAATCGAGCTCTGCATCGTCCGCCAGCTCCACACCATTAACGACGATCAGGATATCGCTGTAAAAATCGCGCGTGACCAGCCACTCATAAAAGCTGCTGCCCGCCGCGAGTTCAACCCTCTCCCTGGGCTGCCCCGGTACGTGCTGTATTTCGATGACCGGCATACGTTAAGTACTCCACACGTGAAAACATTGACTCAATCACCCGCAGGCGGGTGTGCATCACCCCGCCGCCCTCGCCCCGGCTGTGGAGCGCGGCCCCGTCCAGGATAAGCCCGACGTGAGCCCGATCGCCCGCGTACGCGACGAATATGCCGTTCTCAACGGGCAGCCCAGCGGGCAGCCAGAACTGAACTTCCCCCCGGTAACACGTCAGGAAATCTGCGCCTGTCTCATAGCCGGGCATGTGGTGCAGTTCGGTACCAAGCACATGCCGGTAATACAGGACCACCAGCCCCCAGCAGTCGCAGGCATCAAAGCTGCAGGCGCGATCAGACCACGGAACATTTTTCATCCGTTCGAGGAATTCGGCTTTTTGCATGGGGTTACCCGTTAATCAGGCCACGCCACTCCGCAGGATCGTAGGGACGGGCAATATTTTTGTTGAGAGGATTGGTCATCGACAGGCTGACATTCACGTCTGTGCCATCCAGGCTGCAGTTGCTGACATACAGCATCCAGCTGTTGGCCGGTGTGTTCAGGTTCAGGGCGTCAAACCGGCGGATAGTGCAGGTAATGGAAACTATCCGCGCATAACCGCGCCAGGCTTTAAGCTTCTGCTTGAACTCGGTTGAGAGCTGGCTGAATTTCAGCGTGCTGTCGATGACCGGGGTATTGCTCTGCTGGCTCTCGGTAAGCTCAAACTGGCTGGGTTCGTATTCGTCACCCCCCAGGGTTTTGGCGAACACCTGATTGTTAACCAGCCGCACATGCCCGAATGCAGGGTGATAGAACTCCACCGTTTCAAACATGATACGGTTAGGCCGTCCGGCCTTGTACTCTCGGTAAGTCGGCATCAGAGAACCCTCGGTATGGTTTCCGGATCCCTGCCATCAGGATATCCGGTCACCACCACATCCAGCACAGAACCCCACGGCGGCGGCAGTTCAACGATAATGTCGTCAAACTCGTCATCGGAGTTACTGAGCCGCCGGCAGATAACATCACCGGTCCAGGTGAACGCCGCACCGTTTTGTGACCACTGTGGCCACGCCAGAAAATGCAGCTCCTGCACCTCAATACCCGTGTCACCAGTTCCCGTACCCAGCGGCATGGTGAACCACTGATTACAGTTGTCCAGGTAGTTCGGACTGCGCAGCCACTGCATGAAAGCCCGGTGCTGGTGCGGCAGGAAAACCCATGTAAGCGAGAACGCGGTTTTCAGATCGTCGGTTAGTTTCTGGAAGATGGGCGCACCGACCTGCGGGTTGTCTACCCGGAAACCAGTGTCAGTTTTTGGATTCTTGCCTGACCGCTGCGCCAGCGGCAGCCAGTCGGGATAAGGTATTGCCATATTATCCTCGGGCCCGGCGCGGGGCGTCGTGATTGTAAGAAATTGACTGGCTCATGCGTCCACCATTCGACATGTCAGCTATGAAGGCGTCAACCGTCAGAGTATTTCCGTCCTGAGAGGCCTGGTAGTCATAGGAGTGGCTTCCGGATGAATAATCGTTGAAGTTGACCACAACATTCATTCCGCCGCCGCCCTGAATATCCTTGTTGCTGATGACCTTGCCGTTATCGCCGGGGATCATGTACTGACTACCGTTACTCGCCTGGAATATCTCAGGTTTACCACCCTCACCAACCTGGTAAAGACCGCCTGACGTCACCGGGCCCCCGTTCTTGCGCTTGCCGAGCAGATTCATACCAACCACACCAGCAACAGCGCCAAGACCTATGGCCGCAGCAGTTCCCATTGAGGCAATAGAAGAGAGAATGGCTGCAGGAGTCCAGGCAGCAGCTGTTGTCGCCGCAGCAGCGGTGCTGGTGGCAGTCTGTGTGGCAACAGCCGCAGTCTGAACAGCCGTTACAGTGCCTATGGCTGCTGTCTGTGCAGCCTGCCCCATAATGGCGGATTTGACCCACTCAACCCCCATTTGAACGAAAGAGTTAATCAGGCTATTAAGCACTGTACTGCTTACAGAGCGAAGCGCATCAGACGCGTCCATGCTGCCTGTGATGATGCCTGTCAGAGCGTTTGATGCATTCCCGGCCAGAGCATCAAGCGATGCCGCCAGCGCTTCATTACCGGCGCTCTGGTTGCGGAAGATCTCCCACTGCGCGGCGATACGCTGCTGCTCATATTCCGTATCTGCAGCGTTCTTAAGCTCAACAGCCTGCTGGTGCGCCAGCACTCCCTGCTGCTCAAACTGCTGAATAAGCGCCAGCTGCTGTGCGTGTTGATTAGCAAGCTGCTGGACGGGGTCAACCTGCCCTCTGGCTTCAGCTATTGGATTCGTCGATATCTGTTCTGCGCTTATTTTGGCTAAATTTGTCTGATGCTGCTGCGCCATCCTTTCTGACGCGGCGTCATATTGCTCCTGAGTTATTTTCTTCGCATCCAGAGCAACCTTGAGATCTTTAACATCCTGCTGATAGGAGGCATTCTCCTTTGTTTCTGGAGTAAGTTTTTCCGCAGCCGCCTGAGCTTTTAAGGCATTAGCAGTGTCCCATATTTCCCCGCGATATTTACCGGCCAGCGCGATTTGCTCCTGCGTCGCACCTTTACCAAGAGACTGTTGCTCCCGGAGAATGGCCTGCTCGCGACTCAGCTCTTCTGTTGAACCGGCTGCAAGCTCCGATTGCTGCTTCAGGTTCGCCAGTTTTTGGGCAATTGATTCAGCGGACGACTCTGATTTTTTCCCTTCGCTATTGGCTTTCTTTCTGGCCTCGGTTACGCGCTCTGTTTCTGCGTACATGCCCTGTAATGTACCAACTAGGCTATCACCACTGGCGATTCCAGCATCCTCAGCATCATATTGAGCCTGGAGTTTTGCTCTTGCCTCACCTTCGAGTTTTGACAGCGCCAGGCGACGCTCAGCGTTTTGGATCAGCTTTTTGGCTTCCGGCGACGCTTCGGGTTCTGCCGGTTGGTTCTTTCCTGTATTAGCAGCCTTCTTGTTTAACGCATCAAGTACCTGAATTGTGGAAGCCATCGCAGCTATAGCGGCGTCGCTTGCGCCGGGCACTTTGTTACGAAGGTTATTGGCAAGAATAGTGAATGCTGCTTCGGAATCCCTCGCCTTCTGATTTAACTGTTCTTGGATAAGGGATTGCTGTTCTAAAGTCCGACTCAGCTTGTCTGTAGCGTCATTAACATCTCGCTTTCTTTGGCTAAGTGTTTGAAACCACTTAGCTGCATTTATGACATAACCATTATTACGGTCCTGTTCAACCCCCATCTGCCTTGCCAGTCCGATGTATTTTTCATATTCGGCTTGTGCTTCTTTTACAGAGCCGTTCAGATCATCGATTCTCTCCCTTTGGGCGGATATCGATTTTTCTACGTCAGCAAGAGCACCCGCAAGTTGCGCCTGATTCATTTCCCGCATTTTGGCAATAACACCATCAAGAGAGTCTGCAAACTCGATAGCCTCTTGCTTGGCTTGCTGAGCACTTTGATACCAGGCAAAAAGTGCACCAGCAGCAATCATTGCAACCCCGGCGGGCCCACCAATTAACGCCAGCGCTTTGCTTGCCAACCCGAAGCTAATCGAGGCCGCACTTGCCGCAGCCGCAGCTCTGGCGGAAGCTGCAGCTTGGGCGGTTTCTGCTTCCACCAGCGCCAGCGAAGCAGCCCGGGCGCGTGATTTTGCTGCGCTGAGGTTTTCCAGTGCCGTCATTTCGGCGTTACTTCCACGCGCGACATTTAACTCAGCCTGAGCCAGCGCAACGGCTGAGAATGTCGCCTCTTTATCAACAAGGGTTTTTCTTTGAGCTGCGTTAGCCGCGATAAGCAGTGACTGGGCAGACTGGTTCTCTGCCGCTGTCTGTTGACGGGTTGCAGAAATTGATTGCAGTTTCCCGCTGAGAGCATCCTTCAACGATCCAGAGTAACGGCCAGCCATTACCAGAGCGAAAGCTTTGGCGGCCAGTGTTGCGCTGTCAATGTAGCCCGTCATGGCCTCGGAGTTCTCAGAAAAGCTGAGGATTGTATCGGCGGCGGTAATGATGCTATTGGTGAAGCCCTGAATCACTCCGGTCTGGCCTTCTACGGCAACCAACATTGAGGTAATCGCTGTCTTCATTCGAACGCTGGCGTCGACCAAGTTATTCGACATGCCGGCAGCCGCCTTGGCATTCTCATCCAGGGCATTACGTAGCCCTTCTGAAAGCTGGGATGCGGTAAGCTTCCCCTGGGCACCCAAGGCACGGACTTCAGCAGCGGTCTTACCGCTGGCGGTGGCAATATCGTTTATTACAGTCGGAATTGCTGTCGTAATGGATTCCCACTGATCGGCTGACACCTTCCCGGTATTGATCGCTTTGGTAAAGGCGCTGATGGCTGAATCCGCACGCTCCGCGCTGGCGGCGTTCTTCACAAATGCATAGGACATTGAATCCTGAACATCGATAGCCTGTTCAGTGGAATAGCCCATACTGCGCAGGCCATCAGCACTACGGATATAAAGCTCCTGGGCCTCTGCCAGCGAACGATAAGTGCCATTAGCAGTATTAAGCAGGCGCTTCTGTACGCGCTCGAACTCATCCTGGCTGGAGGTCGCCATCTGCACACGTTCGGCCATCTCCTGGTAGCTTTGCACCATGCGGGCCATTTCACGCAGTGCAGAAACCGCGATCAACGCTTTCAGGGCAGAGGCCAGCTTGCTAAGCCCGGTATTCAGCCCATCGGCAGCATCATCCGCTTTATCGAAGCCGCGCTCCATATTATTCGTTATATCTTCCACCTGCTTATCAGCCTGTAGAAGCGCATGAGTATCGGCTTTGATCTCGTAATAAATGCCGCCTACGTTTTCCATTCACTTTTCTCCGGGCAATAAAAAACCCCGCCGGGGCGAGGTTGTTATATTAGGTAGGTTTAAACGCCATCCTGACCACATGTGGCGAGATACAATTGCAAATCTTCTCGGTCCGGATCTGAAAAGAGCCTTTTGTCATCAACAGTGTATGCTACACCTTTTGAGAAAACCCCCTTCGACTCCATTCTTATAGCAACGAAAAATTGAGAATATCCAGCATATGCTCCGTATCCATTTTTGGCGTTGACGTTGCCACACACGAAACCACCTACAACTCCTTCTTTCTCACCTGCAGGGATGAATCTCATATATCTGAACTTTGCGCTATCAGGGTCTTTCATGTCTGCTGATACTTCTTTTTGCGCTAATTCTATAGCTTTTTCAGCGCCAGGTTTACAACCGGTCAAAGCAACCAGAGCTACAACCAGAAGGTATTTTCTCACATCCCTATCCCCATCAGTAAAAGTGAGGCTAATCCTATCAGGTGAGTGCATCAGTGCAACGGGATAGGTGATTTTTTGACATCAACAACACTGATGTCATAGCCTAGCAGTTCAACAAATCATATGGCTTAAGGCTCTTGCACCATGTAGGCTGTCTAAAACGTAAAATAGAGGCAGCTTAATATGGAACAAATTCTTTCAGCGATTGCCCGAGTTTCCTGTATGAATAGTCACCAGATAGTAGAACTACACTTTTTACTAGCTGATGAAATTAAAAAACAATACAAGCTTCGTGCTAACCCCGAAAATCTGCAGAATGCCATCATCCTATGCGAAAAATCTTTAGCGCTTTCTTCTCTTGTAATGGAAGCTATGAAAAGAAAACATCGCGACGAGTGCGATGAGTATGCCAAGGTTATAGGTAAAATTTCCCCTAACTCCAAATTTTACTTCCCGCGCCATCATGCCGCTGATCAACTATGCGTAATATTGCGCCAACAAGGGGACCCAAGCCGTATAAAGGAAATTGAAGAAAAAATGAAGCGTGAAGGTTGGGGTAGTGGCCGTCAGGTTGAGTTGATAGACCTATTTTAATCATAATACTGTAGATTGAAGCCGCTGTGCGTCAAGCTCAACCATCTTGTCAGCCCAGTCCATAACCTCATCATAGGCCTCTTCCGTGGGGATCTTATCCTTTTCTTGCGCCGGGAACTTGGCGTTCATTGCGGCGCGAAAACTGGTCATTGTCATGCTCCAGGCGTCCGCCTCGCTCATGCCGAGGTGAGCAACGGCTGTGTAGACGAATGACCGGACATCAAATTTACTGGAATACTCGTTTTTCTGACCTTTTAGCTGCTCCGGCGGCTGGTCGCCCATCACACCGTGGCGGATCAGGTGCCGGGCCAGTTCTATCACGTCGGCAACCGGTAGCAGGCCGGGACGGTAGAACAGCTTACCTTTAGTTGTGACCTTGTATATGCCGATCAGCTGACCGATATTCTCTGTGCAGCAGGCGGTAACCACCCGGGCAGCGGCCGCCGCCATCTCAGCAAAGCAGCGGGCCAGCACGTCGCGCATGATCGCTGGCTCGCTAATCCGGTGCGTGGGGTAGTGCCCGGCGTGCACAGTGACGAACAGCCTGACGATTTCTTCCGGTGCGCCGATCCGCGACATCGCCAGAAAAGAGGGGTTGAGGAATATCTCGCGGCCACCAGCGCGGATCACCGCCTGGCCGATATCAGTGATGACCTGCATAAAACCTCAAAGGGGCCGAAGCCCCGTAATTAAGCAGTGACTACGACGTTCGCGAAACCAGACGATACGCTGCTGGCCGTTGGGGACGACACGACGCAGGCATAGGTGCCGTCATCTGCCGTCGTCACGCTAGCTTTGGTGTACGTTGCCGCCGTCGCCCCGCTGATATCCTGACCGTCCCGCTGCCACTGATAACTCAGCGGGGAGTTGCCGTTAGTCGTGGCCGCCACGGAAAGCGTCAGCGTGTCGCCTTCTTCCAGCGTGCGGCTCTGCGGCTGGGTCGTGATGGTAATGGTATCGCCCACGTCGCGCACGTCGACCAGGCCAGCGCTGGAGGCTTCCAGCGACCAGGTTGCAACATCATCGTGGGGCGCTTCGTCCTGCCAGGTCGTGACGAGGAATGGCCCCTCCGTGATATCCAGCGGGGAAATGATTTTCAGCCAGACATACGGCTGGTTGCTGGTCTCCGCTGACGGGCTGTAGACGTGGCGCTTCATGGCCCGCTGACCGTAAATTGCCTCTTTACGGCTCACGCCGTCACCTGAGAACGACACGTTCTTATAGGTGGTGACGTTCTCCTGGGTAAACGCTGCGCTCTGGTCGCCCGTTGCGTCGGCAGTCTCCCACTCCACGCCCGTGGTTTTGCCGCGCATCATACCGAGGCGCTTGTACTGGTTCGCTGCTGGCTGAACCTCAGGGCAGCCGATCGCATAATAAACGGCGACAGCAAGCCCTGTGAAAGCACCTGATTCACATCCGGCCATAAGTTTTTACTCCGTTACTGGGAAATGATGGTTCTGAAGTTGATTTCGAAGGCCACGCGGCCCTCTTCGGTTCTGAAGGCGGGGACGCCGCCGACTGGTTGCATCAGGATGATGCATTCGGTCTGATGCTCCAGGCTCATGGCCCGGCGGATGGCATCAGCATTATTTTCCACGGCATCGATACCGGGATCGTTCTGGCTGGTCAGCAGGATGATGCGGAAATAATCGCGGGAGATGGCTTGCTCGTCGCCCCGGCCGCCGTTCTGCTGGATGATGAGATAGCGCTCGTTCTGTGAGTCCTCATGCTCGGTGAAAAAGCGCTTCTGCACTCGGTAGCCCGTATCAAAGCCATGCTGCTGGAGCCAGGCGCGAAGGGCGTCATAAACCTCGCTGCGGGTCATAGCTTGTATCCTCGCCGGATGGTTGCCCGGATATCGTTCATGCCGTCACGCTCAAAGCCGTTTTTCAGGAAGTCCGGCTCGCCATTCGGATCCCAGTAGTTGCCGTTGCCGTTCGCGCGCGGCTGGCCTTTAAGCGTGCCCGCCGCTGCATTGACCCGGGCGGCATAGCTGGCTGTATACCCAACGCGGCCGGTCATGCCTTTCGGAATGGGCCGCAATTCACGGAACTGGCTGTTCACCAGCATGGAGGTGTCCATCGGCGTAATCTGGGCGGAATAGCCGATCCCCACAATCATTACCTCAGTGAGCACCCGCTCAGTCACCGTCCCGGCTATCTGGCCGAGAAGCTTTCTGGTGTTCATCTGAACGCTTTTGATGCCCTTAACCGGCATACTGACCTCCTGTAAAATCAGGCCCCGAGGGAGTTGCGGTTAGACGTAAGGATTTTGTAGTCGGGCTCCTCTTCAAAAAACGACATATCCCACATCTTGACCGCCCGGATCACGTCGCCTTTCGCCTTAACAGGATCCGGCTCACTCGTGGTGTCGCCTACCGCTACATAATCGTTACGCAGCGGTTTACGCACGTCAGCGCCGTTGTGCTTCAGCTCAGTGGAAATAATCAGGTTGGTGGTGAATTCGATACCGGCATCGTCTATGGACTCTTCCTGGTTCACTTCCCACGTGCAGTCAATGAGGTAAGGCTCGCCAGTCGCCCAGGTGCTGCTCCAGTCGTCATAGGTGCGTGGATAGACAGTGGCAAGGTTGGTGTAAACCCATTGTGCTGTAACGCTCACGGTTCCTCCCAGCGGAGCACTTCCGGCTTTGTGGCTGCGACCTCGCGGCAGAAGATGAACCACTCGCCGTTGCTTTTGACGTAGCCGGTCACCCTCCTGCCGCTGTCAGTCAGCACCCAGACTTTCGTAAACGGCTCCGGCAGACGCTGCTTAACGGATATCAGGGCCATCAGCGGCCCCCGTTGCTCATACAGCCACCTTTGCCGATCCAGATACCGCCGAATGCGGGGGTAGCAGTCGGGTCGGGCGGGATGAGCGCTGTCGCGCAGCCGTGTTTATCCAGGCCGCGCAGCAGGTTCAGCGCGCCTTTCCAGCGATCGGAAAAAGACTGGTAGCGGAACGACCGTGAAGCGCCGTTTGGCGCGGTCTGGCTGGACAGATATTTATCACCCTGCCCCAGCCCCATCAGCGCCAGCAGGTACAACTGGATAAGCATCGCTGTGGCGGCCGGATAATGCAGGCTCAGGCACGTTTCGATGCCGTTTACCTGATCCACCAGCGCCGCCAGCACGAAATCAGGCAGGGTAATCCCCTGACCGCTTAGGTACTGCTGCGCCTGTTCGGGATTTACCATGGCTGACTCCTGAAATAAAAAGCCCCGCCGGAACGGGGCATAAAAAAACCGCCTGAGCGGCGGCTGTTATTCAGCGGGGAAGAGTTTCTCGAGCTCACCGTCAGGCAGCAGCTCCGAAAGCTTTTCAGCACCCAGGGTGCCTTTAAACTCGATACCCAGCTCTTTCAGGCGGTTGGCAATAATCTCCTTACGGGATTTGCCGTCACTGCCGTTGTTGCCCGCGCCGGGCGTTGCCGGGTTTAGCGTGCCACCAGCTTCGCCACGCATCAGGCGGACGTTTGGTTTCAACGCCGGGTGAAGGCTTTCAAACTCCACCACATCACCCACCGTCACGCCGTGCCAGGGGCGAATAACTTCGTACTTAGCCATGAGTTCTCCTTAGCCCAGGTTCGCGCCGTAAAGCACACCGGAGTGGCCTTCGTCGTCACGTTTGATCTGCAGGCCTTCCGCAGACATGATCTGGAAGTTGTAGTTGCTCTGCGGCAGCGGGCGCGGCAGCGGAATAACGCCGACAGCCATACCAACCAGCGGCGAAAGCACATCCTGACGGCGCTCGTAGGCAAGAAACTCGTTACCCTTGAGCGCGTAGGTCATGCGGATATCTTTCACCGGCATAAACTTGCGGATGGCATCCAGAACGGTGCCGCTCACGATGGCATTTGCACCGTTACCGACCTCAATCGTGTACGGCTTCGAGAGGTTTGCCATGATTTCAGCGCTCAGCCACAGCACATCATAGGCGGTGACCTGGTTCGCGCGTGCAGTCAGCCCGAATGGGCCCGTAGCTCCGAAGAATGCCAGCGCCTGCGCCGGGGTGCAGGTGGTGAGATCGATATTTACCCCACCAGCACCGGCTCCGAGGTTAATCTTTGCGGTATTGCGGTGGTTACGCAGCCCCTGAGACGGGTAATTCTGCACCTTGATGCTGGCATTCCCGTCCAGGTAGCCCTCAACACGACGCTTATGGAACTGGCGCATCTTGGCTGCCTGCGAATCCAGCGCGATATCGATACCCACCGTGTTCAGGCCAGCAGCAAGACGCCAGTTCACACCATAACCGGCAGTATAAACGGGCACAGGATCGCCATCGCTGTCGTAGTCGGTCTGATCGAAGGTGTACGGCGGCTGACCATCCAGGCTGACCTGCACGTCATCGGCAATATCACCGACAACGGTATACAGCTTCGCGGTTTTGCCGATATTCAGGACCTGCATAACGCTCATCAGGTCGTTAACGATCTCCATACCGACCTGCTGATCGCGCAGCTGAATAACCTGGCGATCGATTTCAGCCCAGAACTCACGCCCCAGACCATCACCCGCCAGGGCATTGGCCGCCAGCGTTTCGACATCCATTACGCCGCGGTACTGGTTGACCATAAGCCGATGAGAGGTATCCCAGATATTGCGCTGGGACCAGAGGGAGTTCCAGTGCTGGTGCAGGCGACGGTTAGTCGCCAGGGTTTCACGGGAAAAATACATGTGCGTGTGTCCTTAAATTATGCGCCAGCGGCTGCGGCGGCAGTGCCGACACGCATACGAACGCGGATGAAATCGGTAGCGCCTGCCGCAATGGTGGCTTCGTCCTGGCTGTAGCCGACCACCGCATCGGTGTCGTCAGTGGCCAGCGTGAACTGGCCAGCAGCGCCGAGCTTGATCGGGCTGTCTTTTTTATACGCGCCGGGCACGCACAGCAGCGCCAGTTCGCGCCCCTCTTCGACGTAGTTACCCACAGCGGAATCGCCTTCCGGAACGGCGTCACGAATGCCGAGGCCCTGATGGTAGGCGCAGTCGATAATGTAGAGGCGTCCAGTCAGCGCGGTAGCCTGCGCAAACTCGTCTTCGCCATTGATGATCGCCGCGGTACCCGGCAACAGGTCAGCGGCAGTGGTACGGGTTTCAGTCCTGAAGAGCGACTGCCCGTCGATATTTACGCGACGATAGCGGGATGCCATGCGCGGTCTCCTTTAAAGTTGGTTGCGGGCCGATTAAGCAGGAAGTTAAGCCGGGAAGTAAGTGGACGGGTCCGGAGCACCGGTTTCGGCAGGCGTCTGCGCCGAGTTACCCGCCAGTGGTGCGGCAGTACCCAGCTTGCTGAACATCTCTTTCAGTGCCGGACCTGACAGGGCGTTAGCCACGAGCTCGCCATGTACCGCCTGTACCGCGTCACGCATCGCTTTTTCTTCAGCGCGGGAATTAGCTGTGAGGGTTTCGGCAAGCTGCTGGTGGTTGGTCTGAAGGGCTGTGATTTGCTCGGTTACAGGCTTCAGCGCATCGGCGAAATTAGCGGCCAGGCCCTTGCCGATCTCAGTAATCAGCTCTTGTTTTTCTTCATTGGTTAAAGGCATGTCGCCCTCCGTTTGGTGGTTGGTTGCAGGCTGATCCTGCGGAGTGAAAAGAGATTTAACTTTATTGGTTACGACACTTACCCAGGACTCCTGGCGGGCTACCGGCGTTCCGGTGTCGTCGAAGGTGATTTTCCCGCCCTCTGACGTGTAGCCGAACACCTGGGCATTGCCCCCGTTGCGGATGATGACAACCTGACTGTCAGTGAAGTCGGCCACCCAGGCGTATTCGTTCTCGCCGGGCGCAAACCGGGTCTTAGCGGCACGGTCGAGGCGCTGCTCTCGCTCCCGGTAGGATTCACCCACCAGCGCCCCGGAGTTCGCTTTTAGCGGCCTGGCAAGGTCTGCGTTGACCATCAGGCCAACGCCCTTCTCCGGTCCCGCTGCGGGCAGCTCATGAAGCAGAATGGCGTCGTGGTCGATGGCATGAATTTTTACCACCCACTTCGCGCCCTGGTCCTGCAGGTCTTTGGGTGCCGGGGTGCGCTCACGGAAAACGGCGACGCTGGACCAGATAGGATCGGTTGCTTCGCCTTTCTCGATGGCCTCAATGCGCTGCAGCAGCTCCACGCCGCCCGGGGATTCCATGGCTTTGTTCACGTCGATCCATTTTTCCGCATAAACGCGGTTGCCCTGCAGGCTGACGTTGCGGTTCCACGCGCCAATAAAGCCCACGTTCAGCCCCTCTGGAGAGAATGCAGAGACAAACTGGCCATCCACCATCGGGTGCCCCAGCGGAGCCAGGGTTCCCTCCAGTGTCCGGTAGTTCGCGCTGATCTCCGCCTCCGGATAGAACTCTTCGTTCATGATGACGTTGGCCGGCAGGGTGTAACTGGGGATCACCACATGCTCACGGCCATTGTAGGTCTCGCGGCGAATAGCTTTGTTATCGACCTTATGATTGATATGAATCTGAGATGGCATGCTGATTTCTCGCTGTTATGCGGCGTGGTGGTGACCGCAGCCGCAATGTAGATGGTTGGCGACAAGTCCGGCCTTCTGCGCCTTCTCCAGCCGCTTCTTCGCCATGTCGACGACGTTCGGGTTAAGCGGCTTGCCGTCGGCATCCACCAGCACGGCTACCTGCGTGCATTTGCAGTTAATGGCGTTACCGTCAACGCTGTACCAGTCCCGAACCTCCTCGGTGGTGTAAAGGCGGGCGTGGCGTTGCGCGTGCTTGCGGCGTGTCGTCGGGCTAAGTGCGGAGAGGTGCATCTGCCGCGTCATGATGCCGTACTGGGCCTCGGCCTCGTCCGACTCATCCCAGCGGGCGCGGCGCAGAGCCGTGGTTATTTCGGTCCGGGCGATACGCTTTGCGCGGCCAATCTCCATTCCGGTCTGCTCAGTCAGCCGTTTGGCAATATCACGGGGGTTTTGCCCTCGGCCAATGCCGTCGGTAAGGATCCGCGCCATATCCGATTTCGTCCGCGCGCTGAGGTTTTTCATCTCCTCAAATACACGGGTGCGCACCAGCAGCAGACGACGCTGATAAGGTTCGCTCAGCAGCAGCTGCTGGAGGTTCTCCCGCCCGGCGGCGTATACCGCTGACTGCTGCGAAAGACTGGCGAACTCCTGCGCAGTGCCGCGCTGATACGCCTGGTTAACGTAATCGCGCCAGAACCAGAAATTCGTTTCGTTACCGCCATAGAGGATCTCATCCACCAGCGCGGAGGCGTTCTCCAGCAGCATGGACAGAAGCGAGGTATCAAGGTCGAAGGTGTAGCGAAGGTTTACTGCTGGTGATGCGGGTATGCGGTCGAGGATGCCATGGTAGGCTTTTGCGATACGCTTGATCCGCCTTGAGAACTCATTCATAGCGCCGCGTTCGAGGCGGTCTGCCCCCGTCGGGTCGCTAAGATTTCCGGGCAGAATCGGAGGTTTTATCCTCTTCGTCTTCTTCTTCATCATCATCCTCTCCCAGCGGTTCAGGTGATCCCTCATACCCGGCGGCCACGCGGATTTCCTCGCCCGTAAACGGCTGCTCACCACTGGCTACAGAAGCGCTGTTGATCTCGGCCATGAGTTTGGCGGATGCCAGCTTCTCAGCGCCGGAGCTGGCGTTCAGGTCATCCCAGATAACCGTCTTCTGTGGTACCGCGTCGAGAATGCCCAGCAGCACCAACTTGTCGCACAGGTCTTCAATATCAAACGACAGATCGCCGCGCCGGGACTGGCAGCGCCCATTGAAGTAGCGCTGGTCCTCAGTACTGGCCCGCTCGCCCGTCTGCATGCCCACAAGGATTTTCGTCGGGATATCCAGCGCGGCGGCTGCCGTCTGGAGGTTAACGTTGTAAGTTGGCCCGGGGTCGGCGACAGACGACACCAGCGGCGTCACCGTTGCGCCCTGGGTGGTCAGCAGCGCATCGTTACCGCGGTTAACCTCAACAGCAGCTTCGTTGAACTTCTCCTGCAGCTCATTGACATCGACGTTGTACATCGAGGCCAGATTGCTGAAGTCGATCTCTTTATCGAAGTTGATATTCAGCTGGCGCGCTGCGTTCTTCAGGAAGGATTCGCCGCTGCCGCCCTCCACTTTCTCCAGGCTGACGAAAGCGTTATAGGCTGGTTCCAGAAAGCCGATTGCGTCCGCTGAATAGTCGCCGAGGATAAAAACACGATCAGGGTGCACATCCACGCGCCGGGTACTGCCGTTCGGCAGACGTTCAACGTATTGCCACATCTTCGGCTGCCCGTAAGTGCGGGAGTTCAGCCCGGTGTCCCATACAGAAGGCACCAGTGCGCCAGCCCAGGCAACAGTGATCTTTTCAAGTCCTTTGCCTTTGATGGCGGGCTTATTCCAGTCCAGATTGTCGCGAATGTGCAGCAGGATGCCGGAGTACCGGCCCACCAGCCGCCGCAAATCAGCTTCAGCGAAGGTGCGCCAGAAGCGATGGGTAAAGACGGCTTTCGCCTTGCTCTCCCATGCAGTTACCTTGCGCGTCTCGTCAGTCTTTTCGCCCTCGATGATCTCCGGATTGCTGAGCCAGCAGGTGCTGGTAATTTTGCGCACCGCGCCATGGGCGATGCCGCCGCGCCGGTAAAGGCTGTAGAGGTCATCGAAAGTCAGATCCTCTTTGAAGCCATACTCGCACCACGCCGTGCTGCGCTTTGCATCCAGCCCCATCGTTGGGTTAGCCGCCAGCATACGGGCGCGCGCAAGGCTGGCATCGGCCAACGCATGGTTGACGGCCAGTTGAAGGTTATTGTTCATGCCGGGGTCCGTTTGGTGGGGTTAAGGCAATAAAAAAGGCCGCCGAAGCGACCTTTTTTCACAGTGTGATTCAGATAAGCTTAATTTTCACTTCATAACCTTCAAGACCAGTCATAGTTTCATTAGGGATAAACTCTATCTCAGAAACCTCCTTCCCTGACTTTTTACGTATTTCAGCAATTTTCTTTGAAATGAGAGCAGCTATATCCGCTTCGGCCTTTTGCTTTTGATCTTCGATGTTCATCATAACCTCTTAAGATTTATCTAAGCTTCAGTAAGATAGTCGTCTTACGAATGCTACATCTGCACATAACTAATTATAAATTATGGTTATCGTCCTTGCAGACGTTTGGGAATCATCATGCCTATCGGCTGAGCGCCGCCGAGTTCGGTGAGTGCATAAACCGCCGCATCGAGACGGTCGGGCGACTTTTTGGCAGTGGCTGGCACGTACTCCATCAGCTGATTTTCCAGCACATAGAGATTACCGTTGTGCGCAACGCGGCCCTGCTCATAAAGCGCAGATATCGGTTCAGCGCGGGCGTATTTCCCCTTACTGGCATGAACACGGATAATGCGACCTTTGTACCCGGCATTACGCAGCGTTTCCTCGGCCATATCGCCGCCCTGGTTCGTTTCGATAACGATCGCATCGGCCTCATGCTCTTCGTAAGCCCACATGGCCTTTTTGGCCCAGCCAGCCGGTGAATACTTGCCGCTATAGTCCCCATCAACAGAGAACTGCTTTTTATCACCAGAACCATACGCACTGGCCGCCACAATGCCGGATTCGTCGCTTTCATCGCTGTTAGTTGCCTGCGGGTCGACGGCCACTACAGAGCGAACCTTGTCGAAACGGATTTGCAGGTCGCGGGCGGCGCTGATCATCGCCTCATTCCACAACGCACCTTCCGCATTGAAACGCCGCGGCTTCTGCATGTACTGCGCCTCAGCGGTGCGCCGGTGCGAAAACAGGGAAACGCGGTGTGTCTCGTTGTGCTTGAACGGCCAGAGCCAGCCATCAGGCAGCCCGTGGTCAATCGGGATAGCGTGGGTGTTCTCCGGGTACTGCGCCAGGTAGGACTGGCTGTTGTCGATAAGCACCGGAAGATTAAGGTGATGCCACTTTTCGCCAGAACCGCCACGCAGCAGATAGCCGCTCAGATCGTGATAGTGAATGCGCTGCATAATGACAATCATCGGCGTCGTCTCGATCGCCAGTCGTGATTTGATTGTCTCGTTAAAGCGGTTGTTGACGCCGTCGCGGACGATCTCGGAGTAAGCGTCGTCCGGTTTTACCGGGTCATCGATAATCAGCGCTCCCTGCCAGCCGGGTTCCATGTGCCCGGCGCGGAAGCCGGTAACCTGTCCGGCTGCTGACGATGCATACACGCCGCCGCCAAACTCGTTCCACCACATAGCCTTGCTGTCAGCATCATCGCGCAGCGACATAGGCCACATGGCCTGATAGGCCTGCGATTTGATCATGCCGCGCGCGGTCGATGAGTTAAGCAGCGCCAGCTGGTGGGAGTACGACAGGTGCATGAACCGGGCGCGCTGGTTGAGCGCCAGCCCGCGCCCCATCATGTTGATGGTTGCCAGCTCGGTTTTTGTGTACCCAGGCGGGACGTTAATAATCAGACGCTGAATTTCGCCATCTATCACCCTGTCCAGCGTCTGCTGGATCGCCTGGTGATGTGGCGCGACGATCATCTTTCCGCCGGTGCGCTGCTTAAAGAAGTAGCGCGCGTAATATAATCCATCCTCCACGCATTCAACGCGGCGGGCGAATAGCTTTTGCTCAGCAGTCGTCATCCTCCAGCATCTCCCGCCGCGCAGCTTTGTATTCGTCTTTGCTCATGGTGACTTTCTCGATAGGGCCTCCATTCGGCCCGGAATGCTCAAACTTATGCTTATTGGTGTAGGCGTCGCCCACTTCTTTGGCAGCCTGCTCGATGAGCTGGGATGCCAGCGCAAAGTTCTTCATCCCCTCTGTTTTGGTGGCCATACGATCCAGCGCGCGCAGCCGGTAAGCTTTGTTGGCGATCGGGATATCAGAGATTTCGTTCTGGAAGCGGTCACGGGTGGCGTGAAACAGCTCAACCCATTTTTTTGCCAGTGCCTTGCCGCTGACCTTTGTCGGGTCATGAGATTCGACCTGCTGTCGGGTGACATGTAGGCCGAATTCCTTCTGGACGGACTCAACTACCTGAGAAGGGGTATCGAAGCACGCAACAGCTTGAATGATGAAGGCCTTCACATCAGGTTTCAGTGCAGCCATAAATCACCACTCGTCCTATACAGTCCAATAATTACGCCAGCTTGAGCAGGCACGTTCCGCATGCCCTGGCGATATCCAGATGGGCAACCTCAGCAGGGTTGTTCGCAGCGTCCACCAGCTGCTGCACATCACGGCTGGCACCGTAGCGCCGGACAACGCCGACAAACTCTTCCACGTCGTGACCGCGCAGCTTCAGTTTCGGCTGGCCTTCCCGCGTGAACTTCGGCGCGCCAAACTCATCTGTCTCCTGGGCAATGTGGTACAGCTCATGCTCCACCAGCGCGCAGAACTCCAGATCTGAGCACTGAGCGCAGTAGTCTGCCGCCAGGGTAATGATGAAGTCAGGTATACGCCCGAACCATTCATACATCTGTTGCTCCATACGGGCTTTTTGCCACCCTCCGGCACGCATCATTACCTCTTCCGCCTGGCCCAGTACGGCTCGCCCCTTCTTATCAAAGGCATTCGACGCCCATAGGAAGCACAAATCGGCCTCCAGCAGTTGGGCATGGTCAGGGTTATACAGGTTGCCGTCTTCGCTGAGGATTTCGGCATGCAGCCATTCTTGAACGCCTTCGGCAGGCATGATGCGGATGTACGGTTTGTAGTCAGGGTTCTCTACGAACAGATGAGGCGGATATGGGCGTGAATCTTCAGCCTTCGTTGCCTTCTTCATGGCTGGCCTCGTCCTGCTTATCGGCGTTCTCTGCCGTTTGCTGTTCTGCGGGTTCTTCAGTCTGCTCGGCTGCTGGCTGTTCTGGCGGCATAGTTTCTGCCACCAGCGCAAAATGGAATCGTTTGACGTCGCTCGGCGGGAAATACATCCAGTCGCCATTCTCCATGGATAGCGCGACAAAGCCGTTGATCAGCTCAGGCTGCCGCCGAGCCATTCGCCCGGTGAACTCTTCCCGGTCCTGTGTTGTTACAGTGATTTGATAGGTTTCGCTCATGGGTTTGCCTTTAGTTGAATGGCTCGGTTTCGCAGCGCTTCACAGCGCGGCTAAACCTGTTGCACTGACGAGAGAACATCATCAGGCGCGCTTCTCTCGTTTAGCCAGAAACGAGAAAAGGCCGCGATACACTCGCGGCCTTTGTTTAAAACTACCAATGTCTTAAGTTCTGATAATCAGGAGCCACCCAGAATTATCAGCCCCTAAGCAGGCAGTTAGCTCTGACACTCTGGTGTTGGCTGACAGTATCAGAGCTGAACCGAGTGTAGAGACCTTTCAGAATTCCACATGCTAAATATGGATTGTGGTCTGAAAATGTTGTTATGTGTAATTTTCCAGTGCATAAACCCTGCATCACTAGATTATTATGCTACCAAAAAATGCAGTAATTTATTTTTTTGTCGATGCAGTGCATTAAAGTAGAATAAAATAATGAAAATAATCCGACAGGTTTCGAGCGCAAAACAATGCCTGAAGGCTGTCATTATTCCTTCATTATCGCAGGCGTGATAATACAGCCTTCAAACTGGTAATCCCCATACTCAGTGCGCAGCTCTGCATCCACTTCATTAAAGATTCGGTCATACAGCTGGCGCGTCGGTTCGTTCTCTAGCCCCCGCACAAAGTGGATACCCTGGCCGTCCGGCTCAGTTGCCGTCGAGAACCGGAACGTAAGCTGCCATACCGCTACTTTGTTCAAATCCAAAGGCTGTTTCATATCCCCTCCGCTGTGGTTAGCCGCAGTCAGGATAGGTCATTAAGCCAGCGGTGGATATTGCCGTGCTGTTAAACTTTGAGCGATGCCGCATTACTTACAGGCATAATATTACTACTGGCCTCAGTTAAGACCTGCTGTCTTCACTAGGCTTTGTCGATAGAAAACCGCCCTAAGGCGGTATAAAACTTTATCATCTCGTTGGTGAAAATTGCTCTTAGCTCTAGGATGAAAAAGAATGTCCACACTCTAAACAAACATAATTATTAAGGAGATTGTTATCTACCACTTCTCCAGCTAACGAGCCTGTTTTAGCCCCAATAGCACCGCCTCCAAGAGCCCCGAGAATCCCACCGGCAATTGCACCTGCCGATGCACCGACCAGATTGCCAACGACAGGCACAAACGAGCCTAATGCTGCGCCGAATGCTGCGCCAGCTGAAGCTCCCGAAGTCGCTCCAGCGTATCCGCCCACAGCACCAGCAGCAGTTCCTATACCTGTACCAACTTTTTTACCATAGTTTTTTGTATCGACACGATCTGATCCACAATTAACGCAACGCATGATGCCCCCTTTGCCAGATTTATATATTGAATATCGGCAGAATGAGGAATCTATTTATGCTGTAAGATCAAAAAAATCATGCTTTTTTGCAATTGGTAGTATGTAGTTACCTAAGGCATTGCTCGCGCACATATTCCTGCAGGCCAGTTAACTGGCTGGTAATGGTTTCGATTCGTAGCCTGAGGGTGTAATAATTCCTTTCAGCGGCGTCTGTAAGTCGGGGGCCGGTGCCATCATCCACGCCGGTGGCGCTGGCCGTTCCGCCCTCTGGGCAGGTCGCGTTGAGCCGCAGCCGCTTACGGCCAGCAGCAACATCACGTTCAAGCTGGTCAATAGTTTCCTGGGCATCTGCCAGTTCTCCGGTGTATTTGGCATCCAGAGCGGCCACATCTCGCTGGCGCGTCTGCATGTCGGTGATCGTGTCGTTCGCCAGCTGCAGATTATGCTCGGCGGCGTCCGCGCGCTGCTGCTCATCGGCGATTTTGCCGGTAAGGTGCCAGACCACCAGCAAGGAGAGCAGTAATCCGCCCATCAGCAGCAGTGCAACTTGGCTAAATTTCATATTTGCTATCCGCCAGGCACAAGCTACGCTCCATCTCGCGCCGGTTCTGGAGGCCTTTCCACTTCATGCCACCAGCGTAAACCCAGCGGCGCATCTCTTCGCATGCTCCGGCGTGATCGCCTTTGTTCAGCTTTCGCAGCAGCGTGGACTTGGAGAACGCGTCAGAGCCGACGTTGAACACGAAGCTGTAGAGCGCAGCGCGCTGATACTCGTTCAGCGGGGCTTTGACCAGACTATCAACAGTCTTCTTGGCTGGCTGCAGGTCTTTCCACAGCAGGTTGTCACAATCGCGATCAGTGTAGGTTTTCCCTCTCACGATATCCCGGCCTGTGTGGCCATCGCAGACGGTCCACACCCCGGCGACGTCTTTATAGGCCACGTACTTGCGCCCTTCGACGCCATCCTGCCCGCCGAGGAACAGGGAGGCGATCAGCATTGCACCACCACCAGCGGCGGCGATGAGTTTGTTACGCAGGCGGCTGGTCATTGGCATTTAATCATCTCCTACTTTGACTGCTGGGCCGTACTTCTCCAGTGCTTTGACCTGGGCGTTCGTTACCTTACGCTTGAAGTACCAGTTAACCAGGCCGGTGATGATGATCCCGACAATACCCGCCAGCACACCGATCGCACTCCACTCATCCGGGCTGAACTTTGTCAGGATTCCATTGACGATAGTGCCGCCAGAGGTGCCCAGGGCGACGCCGGTTACAAGTTTGCTCATATGGGACATATCTCTCACCTCCGATTAGTCGGGGTGCTGTGTGGAATGAAATAAATAAGGCCACCGATTGGCAGCCTGTTAAATAATACTGTGTAAATATCAGGATTCACCGCCCTGTCCGGCGGATTTATCCTTCCTTCTTAGTCGCGGACGCGTAAACAGCCGATGGGCTAACCCAGAATAAAACAAGAAAACCCGAACCCCACTACGGGTAAAATCGAATAAACAAAATCAGGCATACAAATACCTCATGGAAATTTTAACTGTAATCGGTGTACTGCTGACTCTGGCTGGACTATTTGTTCCGTCATTAATTAGTAATCATTCATCACGGCAGGCAGAATTTAGGAAACAATCAGCGCCGATACTGGCAAATTTACTCACCGAAATTAAGGCTATCGAAGGGGGTTCTTACGCGTTCAGGCTCATCAGCGATTCTGATTTTTACCAACTACTACCCCATGCTCCGGGCCTCAGACGGGGAAAACTTGAGGCTGCTTACTCCGCTTATCTGGAGGCGCATCATATCGCCGTGACCAAACATTGGCATGATGAACACCCGTCAGACGGAACGATATTTTTTCCAGGGAGCTTTATTGTCACTAATCCGAGTGAAGTGCTGGAGAAAATGCAAAGCCTCAGGACTGAATTAAGCAGATAGAACGAGCACCCAGCTAATGCTCGGCTTGTGTAAATAACCCTCCAGAAACGACAAAGCCCCGCAGTGTAATCCGCAGGGCTTTCTTGTGTTACCGACTCAACGAATGCAGTAACCCATCGTTAGAACGAAATTAACACAGATTCCGGAAAAGGTAAATAGCTCACGATAAAATCTCATCCTATTTTAATGGGCTCTATCTGGTTATCTGCTTGAGCTGCTGCTCGGCCCATGCCTCTTCAATGTCGAATTTCGTTATCAGCTGGTCGTAGAACCGCTTAACCGACTTTTCCCAGGTGGCAACAGAGATCGCATCGGTAACCCGGCAAACAGCCGCATATGCCTCAGTAGATGGGATCCGCTCATAGCCACGCCCACTGCAGCGCTTGCATGTACAGAGTACCGGCACGCCCTGCTTCTTCGATTCCTTCTTATTTGCGGCTTTGCCACGCCCCCGGCAGTCGATGCACGCTGTGCTAATCACACCTTTCCCCTGGCATTTCTGACAGAGAACCCGCGCTGTTTCTTTCACCTCTCTCCTGTTCTCATATTGGGAGGGTATTACTTTCAGGCCCCACTCTTTCGATTTTTTGATGATGTCCCGTGCGCAGTCTGACGTACTGGTTTTCATGGTGAAAACATCAGCCTCAATGAACCCTTCTCCATTACAGCAATCGCACTGCTTGGTGCTGGCGGCGCTGCGCGAATAGTCCTCAAAGGCGAAAATGGCCAGCTGGCGCATAACCAGTGGTTTAACCTCTGAGGCCAGCTTGCGCAGCGCAGCCACCTTGTCGCATTTGGTCAGCGCGTACTCGGCCAGCAGCGCGATCGCCCTCTCCCGGTCGTTATGGCTGATCCCCATTTTGCCCAGGAAGGCGCTGTAACCCATCGCGGCGCGTTCCTGCGTCATGCCCATAGCGGCCATGATATCTGTGCCAGTCAGCGAGTCGGATCCAGTGGCGCGCGGGGAGTCGCTGATCATCGTCGATTTTGCGAAGTGGTATTTCACGGTGTTTTCGAGATTCATGCCCTGGTCCCTGCCATCTGGTAAATGCGAATAAAGTTGCGAAGGATGCGATAGTCCACCAGCACCGAGCCCGGGCGGCGATAAATGCGAAGGCGCTGCCAGCGCATGCGGAGTGATTCGATAAATTCAGGCTTCACGCAGCCTCCTGCTGTTTCAGTTCTTTGAGTTTTGCGCGGTACTCATCGCGGATCCGGATGTAGTCGTCGCGCTTCCATTTCGGTAGCTCATGCGGCCCCATCAGGGCATCAAAGCGGGCCTGGCCAATTTTGGCGATTAGCGCCGGGCGGTATGCGGTCAGGTTGCCGGAAAGGTGGTTATTACAGGGGGCACACTGGCGATGGCAGTTGTCTTCGTTAAAGCGCAGCTCCGGGTTCGCGCCGGTGGTGCGGAAATGCCCGGCGTGATACTGCCCGTCATGGTGGCGGCCGCAACTGATGCACGGAAGATGACGATCCCGGTACCGGATAAACTCGTTGAAAGCCTGCTGGGCTTGCTTGACGAAGTGACTTAGTGGCTTAACAGCCTGGCGGCGTTCGGCATCCAGTGCCCGCTGCTTTTTGGCCTCTTCGCGCTGGCGCTTCTTCTTAGCCCGCATAGCCTCGGCACGTTTCTTTGCGGTCTGCTCTTTGGCTATGACGGTGGCGCACTCGTAGCAGCAGACCACCTGGCCGTCACGGACCGGGTGGAACCACTGGCGGCAGGCTTCGTTTGCGCATTTGCGGCGGGGTTTCTTAGCCATGTTCAACCCCACGCCTTGCTTTGCCATACCCGGCTCGGGCGCGGCGGATGATTGCCCTCCGGCAGCAGGGCGCTGACGGTCCAGGTGACGCGATCCGGATTGAGGCTGCGCTCGACCTTAACGCCGCGACGGCGGTATTGCGCCAGCAGCTCTTCTGCCTGCGCCGTGGTGCAGTCTGAATGATAGAACCAGGTCTCTTTCATCGACTCAGCTCCCGAAGTGCTGCAGCTGGGCGGCGGCGTTCTCAGCCTCCGCTTCGCTGCGGAATGCGCGGGAGAGGATCCAGCGCCACAGCACGTCGAGCGCTGCGCGATAGAGCTGCTGGAACTCGAGTTCCTCCATACTGGCGAATGCGATGCTGCGGGGATGCTTGCGGAGGGTGCCGTCGGGCAGCTGGATGGCGTCGTAATGGCCAGCTTCCACAATCACCCAGTAACGATAGGCTTCAAACGATTTGCATATGCTGATGCTACCAGCGCGCTTATCAGCGATGAGGTCGAGGTATTGCTCAGCAGCATCCAGTAACGCACCCTCACTCCCACCGTATGAGGCCAGGAATTTAGAGTACCCGGTTACCAGCCTGCGCTCGTTAGATGAGATAGTCCCGCCGGTAGGCTCCCAATATTCAAAGCCCAGGTTAAGCAGCGCGAAAAATTTACGGTGGAAGGCCGGGTTACGTAGCTGGCGGAAGTCCGCCTCGAGTACCGCGCCCAGCTTACATTTTGAATGCAGAAAGTCGCTGGTCTCCGGCGTGGCGGGGATCAGGATTCCTGAGGACTGCTTGATGAGTTGTAACTGCTGCGCCATGGTGTTCTCCGTGGCGCATCGTGGTCAGGTTACCGGTTGTTCAGACCGGTATACCATTATGCTATTCAGGCACTAAAAAGGTCAATTGCAGGCTGATAACTCTCTCACGATCTCAACGAGCGCTTCTCGCGATGTAACGCGTTCGTCCGCAAGGAGATGCTTATGGCCAACCTCTGAGCGATTGCTGGAGAGTAGTACGCGATCCCCGGGTCTGAGATGAAACGAGCATACCGCTGTACCATCGGACCGGACCACCCGGTATAAATACTCCCCCCCATCAGGACACATCTCAGCCACAAAAACCCCCTTCTTTGCTATCAACAAATACGTCCTCCCGGCGGGGAGAAATCGTCCTCATAGAACCAAAATATCAAATCACGCAAATTTCCTAATAGGTTCGCCGGAAGAAAAATAAAAACTTTACTGGAGTGCTTCAACCACACATCGAATACTGTATAAATAAACAGTACACGCAATGATGTTAATGATCAACTTGTTAAACGTTTTAAGAGCAATGTGACGTCTTTCTATTCCCTCTGTAACCTATTGAATAAAAAAGCCACAACGCTGTGTGGCTTGCTTTTAGTTAGGTCAGCAGCAGTATAAGAAGGATGCCGGATCTGCATAAATTTTATCACTTCACACGATGACCGGATTCATCAACCACCTTCTCACCATCTTCTTTAATGAACGATCCTTTCTGTTGTTCAGGCAGTATAACCAGCACTATTTCCGACGGGCGGCAAAGGCGGGTTCCCAGGGGCGTGACTACAATAGGGCGATTAATCAGGATCGGACTCTGTAGCATGAACTCAACCAGCTGGCTGTCAGTGAACCTGTCTTCTGCAAGGCCGAGCTCTTCATAAGGTTCTACATTTTTGCGAACAAGATCCCTCACAGTTATGCCCATATCCGAAATGAGCTTCAGTAACTCCTCACGCGACGGCGGTGTTTCAAGGTACAGAATAACGGTAGGTTCAACACCGCTATTCCGGATCATCTCCAGCGTATTACGGGAGGTGCCACAGGCCGGATTATGATAAATGGTAATATTGCTCATATCAGTATCTCACTACAGTGTGAAAGAGAGACGTAACGCCAGCGCTGCAAGCGTCACAAACAGAACCGGCACAGTCATGATGATGCCTGTCCGGAAATAGTACCCCCATGTAACAGTCATGTTTTTCTGTGCAAGTACATGGAGCCAGAGGAGTGTCGCCAGGCTACCAATCGGGGTAATTTTTGGCCCCAAATCGCATCCGATAATGTTGGCGTAAATCATTGCTTCTTTAATAACACCTGATGCCGTACTGCCATCAATTGAAAGTGCGCCAATGAGTACGGTAGGCATATTGTTCATTATGGATGACAGGAATGCTGTGATGAAACCTGTTCCCAATGTAGTAACCCATAAGCCCTGTTCAGCGAGTACATTCAGCACACCGGACAGGTATTCTGTCAGTCCTGCATTCCTCAACCCGTATACCACCAGGTACATTCCTAGTGAGAAAATCACGATTTGCCAGGGCGCTCCACGCAATACTTTTCCGGTATTAATCGCATGTCCTTTTTTTGCCACAGCGAACAAAATTAACGCACCTGCTGCTGCGATTGCGCTGACAGGGATCCCCAAAGGTTCAAGCACGAAAAACCCGGCAAGAAGGAGCAGGAGCACAATCCAGCCTGTTCTGAATGTCGCCAAATCTTTAATGGCGCGGTCTGGCTCCTGTAGTTTCGACAGGTCATATACCGGTGGGATGTCCCTACGGAAAAAGAGATGCAGCATGACCAGCGTTGCCACAATGGCGGCAATATCGACCGGGACCATAACCGAGGCATATTCTGCAAATCCCATCTTAAAGAAGTCTGCCGAGACAATATTCACCAGGTTCGAGACTATTAGCGGGAGGCTGGCAGTATCAGCGATAAAGCCAGCAGCCATAACAAATGCCAACGTTGCCTGCTTGCTGAATCCCAGCGCCAGCAACATGGCGATAACTATGGGTGTCAAGATCAGCGCAGCACCGTCGTTAGCGAACAGGGCAGCTACAGCCGCACCGAGAAGCACAATGTAAGTAAAAAGCAGTCGTCCACGCCCATTGCCCCAACGGGATACATGAAGGGCTGCCCACTCGAAAAAGCCAGACTCATCCAGCAGGAGGCTGATGATAATCACAGCAATAAACGTCGCTGTTGCGTTCCACACGATATTCCATACTACCGGGATATCGTTGACGTGGATCACACCACTGACCAGCGCCAGAACTGCACCTATGCTGGCGCTCCATCCAATACTCAACCCTTTAGGCTGCCAGATCACCAGAACCAGCGTAAACATAAAAATCACACCTGCCACTAACATCGCTTACTCCATCACATATGATTTGCTACATGCATCCTATTTACTTAACACGTGCCTGGTATTGCCGATTTTAACCTGTCGCGGGTTTCATCCCGCAGGCAGTTCCAGGTGTCATCAATAATGGTCGCTGCCCAGGCTGGCATATGAGGAGACAAGCGATAGTGAACCCACTTCCCCTCCCTTCTGTCAGAAACAAGGCCATATTCCCTGAGTATCGCCATATGCCGCGAAATCTTGGGTTGCGACTCACCCATTGCTGCGCAGATGTCACATACACATAACTCTCCCGACTCCCTCAGCAGCATCACAATAGACAGCCTTGTTTCATCGGAAAGCGTTTTGAAAAGCAGAACCGGATGTAGCATTTTTATCTCCGATAGCGTTTAATTACACATATGGTAAATCATATATGTAATTATTTAAACAACCTTCAAAGCTGAGGAATGTACTGTGGAGAATTTTCCTGCACTCGACCCCGCGTATTTTGACAGGCACATCGCAGAGCATTTTCAGGCTCAGAACGCACCTAGCATACTGGTTTTATACGGCTCGGTACGCCAGCGCTCCTATAGCCGCTTTGCTGCTGAAGAAGCCGGCCGACTTCTGACGCAGATGGGCGCGGAAGTGAAGATATTTAATCCGTCAGGCCTGCCTCTTCCTGATGATGCTTCTGAGACCCACCCTAAGGTGGTGGAACTGCGTGAACTGGTTAGATGGTGCGACGGGATGGTCTGGAGCTCGCCAGAACGCCATGGTGCAATGAGTTCGGTTATGAAAGCTCAGATTGACTGGATCCCACTAAGTGAAGGCGCTGTCAGGCCATCACAGGGCAAAACGCTTGCTATTATGCAAGTGTGCGGAGGTTCGCAGTCATTTAATGCCGTCAATCAGATGCGGATCCTTGGTCGCTGGATGCGTATGTTCACAATTCCTAACCAGTCATCAGTCCCAAAGGCCTGGCAGGAGTTTGATGAGGATGGGCGCATGAAGCCATCCCCATGGTATGACCGAATTGTTGATGTCACCGAAGAGCTTTTCAAAATCACACTGATTTTAAAAAACCAGACAGAGTATCTTGCCGATCGCTACAGCGAGAGAAAAGAAAACCATAGTGAACTTTCAGCGCGTGTTAACCAGGCAAAAATCTGACCCTTCTAGCGCGCCGGGAGAGCCCCGGCGCTTTCAACCTATGCGTACACCAGTCCGACTTCGGCAGGCCAGACTGTTTCCGGCACGTCCACTAGCAGCAGACGCTCCAACTCAATGATGCGGCTGGTGGCGTATTGCAGGAGTAGGTCCATCAGTTGGCCTCCTGCTCTGCAACAAATTTCAGGATCTGGCGGATATGGGTGCTGCTTAAATCTTCATCGTTTTCCGGTGCTGCAATGCCTGCATTGGATAACGCCCGACGGATCAGAGAGAAATCAACACTTACCTGTAATAGCTGCGGCAGCTTAACGGTGAGAGTCCGCGCCTCCAGTTCGGCGACGCGCTTCTCTGCCTGCTCCAGCGCTGCCAGAACAGCAGTTACCGCCGGGGTATAGTTCCAGTATCTGCCAGAAGATCCAGACATCGCTGACTGCAGTTCAGCTTTTGCCTTCTCGATGCTAATACCACGCTCAGTCACTCCAGGCCTCCAGCTCGTTCTGAATCTCTTCGTCGATCTCGTCATTTGTGGCGTCTTGGTTGAGATAGTCCAGCGCTTCTTTGCGGTACTGCTCACGCCGGGTGACATACCAGGCCGAAAATGTCGGAGACCATCCGCTGTCATCACCGTTTTCAGCAAAAAAGTCATGCATAGCGTTGTTGTACGCTAGGTTGTCTACCATGCAATCAGCGGTGGTCAGGCCGCATTCACGTATGCATCCCCGCAGGTGGCGCTTACGCCAGTACGGTGAATACTTGGAGTCGCAAACGTCGCAGAACTGTACCTGCCAGCGACGGATGCAGCGGGCATTGAGTGATTTGCTCATACAATCTCCCCGTTGCGCAGCTGAGCGGCAGTGCCAGAGCACAACTCGATTGCGTCGTGATATGCAATCCGGAGATCTTCAGGGAGATGTTGAATGCTCATCTTGATATTGGCTGCAGCGCGTTCAACGCCCTGCGCTTTCAGCTCGTTAACCGCTGCTGCTGTAGCTGGCTGCCGCAATACCTCCAGTGCGTCAAACAGCAGCGCGGAGGCCGGATTCAGCGATCCCTGCACCGGCTTAATGCCGCTGGCGCTGTACTGCCAGACCAGCTGGCCGATGATTTCGGCGCGAGCCACGTTGTCCGCCGTCAGCGCGTCGCACTGCTTCGTCTTTTCGCGCAGCGCAGCCGTGGTGCAATCCAGCCGTTCGGCCAGGCGAGTTATCATCTTTGCAATATCGATCAGCGGCATGTCGCTAGACATCAGCCGTGCAAATTGATGGCCTGCAGCCACCAGCTCTTTGTTGTTCGGTTCACTCATGCCCGCGCACTCCCAAAAATTTTATGAATTTCGTAGCCCTGCCAGTTTTGACGGCAAACGTCCGCGATGGACGGCCTTGCTGGTGCTGGTTGTAATGCTTTCGCTGGCCGCTTTGCTTTCGCTGGTGGCTTTGGTTTTGCTGCTGGAGCTTTGGCTCCTTTCGCTGGCGGTTTTGCTTTTGCCGCTGGTGCTGGTTTGGAGCCTTTGATTTTTTCCTGCCAGCACTGCACCAGCTCGTATTCCGGATGCTGTGGTTTGCCGATGTTTTTTACGAGCCCAGCCATGCGCAGACGCTTGAGACGGTCGTAGGCCTCGCGGATGTCGCAGCCGAGCAACCTCCGGATCTGGCGGGGTGTTGCCGGGCCGTTTGTCTCGATGAAATCGACAATGGCCTTTTGCTTCGGTTTTAAGCGATTGCACATGGTCAAACCCTCCCCTGTTCCTGGCGGCGTTTGTACTCGGCCATCAGCATCTCTGCGGGCGTCGGCCCCCGGTCCTGGTTCGGTGCTACCAGCGCGCGGCGGACCGGCGGGATCGGCTTGCCGTCAGCAACACGCTTTTCCCAGTGCGCCAGCAGGTGCCCGGCTTCGCTGAGCAGTTCTTTTTCGTTCATCTGACGGTCAACGCCGCGGCGGCGCAGCTCCAGGCAAACGTGATACAGCAGCGGCTGTGGCCACGGGTATTGCTCGCTGGTGGGGTATTTGAAAACCAGTTTCCGCCACTTCCAGAATTCGGTCATGACATCCGCCGGACTCACGCCGAGCAGACCCTTGCCCTCACGGCACCAGGCGACGAACTGCCCCGGCGACGGCCAGAACGGTGACACGCTGGCGCGTGCTTTCTGCATCCCGGCCACCAGTTGTTCGCGGCTGCGGATACCGTTTTCGGCGAACGTGGCGATCCACTGCTGTTTGGCTGTCCGCTCATCCGCCTCGCTGCGCAGGTTGGTCTGCGTGGAAGCCGGGAATACCTGCTTGAGCTGGCTAAACAGCAGATCCACCATGCGCTCGGCATCGCTGTTAATCACCTTGGCCTTCTCGCGACCACCGCCCGCCATACGCGCCAGCATTTCGCCGTCGCGGCTCTGTGCTGCATGAAACAGTTCGTGGTTCATATGAAATCCTTCCAGGCTTCAGGGCTGTTCCAGTGCGCGTCACTGGCCGGTGCGTCGCTGATGGGCTTACGGATGGCAGCGTCGCGCTGGAGGCTCAGCGTGTCCCACTTAGCACGGAGTTTTGCAGGCGAGAGGATGTTCGTGTGCCAGAACGCATCTTTGCTGGCCCACTGGAAGAGCTCGCAGATCTCGCGATGGCTACGTCCGTCGAGGTCACGCATCAGGCGTACGTCATTAGCCCAGGCAGCCAGAACGGGTTTCTTCGGGAAGGGCTTAACTTTTTCGAGTAGGGCAAGGATCCACTCAGCGCATTGCTGGTCTGCTGCTGTACCCCACTTGGTGAAATTGGGGGTGTAAATCACTGCATCAGGATGAGCTGATAAAAACGACTTCAGGCGGTCGTCTGAGGATTCGCCAGAATTCTCGGACGATGATCTTTTAATATTGTTATTGTTATAGTCTTGGGTGGCTACCGTTTCCGGGAAGGATTTTCCCGATTTCGGGAAGGATTTTCCCGTTTTCGGGAAGAGTTTTCCCGTTATCGGTTTGTCTAAAATCCAGGCAGAAAGGTCGGTATTTATACCGACAATTTTCATCACGCCCTGCTTGTTACTGAAGATAATTCCACGTTCAGCCAGGGAGCTGATCGCATCAGAAACATGGGTATCTGCCAGGCCTGTAAGACTGGAAATTACGGTATTCGTAACCCGGTCCTGTTTCTTGTTCCATCCGTAGGTCAGCCAGATCACCGCCTCCAGGCACTGCCATTCACGCCCTGACATGCGCAGGCGCGGCTTCAGCTTCTGAATCTCGTTGGCGATCCTGGTGTACCCGTTGGACAGGTCGGCCATAGGACCTCCTGTTTGATCGGTTTTCATGGGAAAATTGATTACTTCAGCCATGTTTGACATACTGTTCTCCGCAATTACCCCTAGTTTTTGCAACCGAAAGCCGTTGCTGTTCCACCAGCGCGGCTTTCACCCTTTTCAGACCTGTCATACAGCCCCCAGCATCGTTGTTACCATTGCCATTAGCGGCCCGGCCAGATCAGGCTCAAGCCGAAACATGGACACGATCCCCTCGCTCATTTCCTTCAGCTTCTGATGCCTGGGCGCATTCAGTAAAATGGCCTGCTTCGCCTCAGCCACCTCCTTTTCGGCAAGCGCCAGACGCATCAGCTTGCATTCACCGCCAACCAGCGCGCCGCGATGCTCCAGCGGCAGAACGGCCAGAATGGCGGGCGTCAGCTGGCGAATCCGATCCCGGCAGTCGTCGGTGTCGAAACGATTATCGAGCCAGCGGAAAAGTTTCTGCCGGGCGCGGCTGATATCTTCCGGAAACTCGATCCCCACCCCGCCGCCGCTGCGCCACTGATCCACGATGTGAGCAGCTACAGCGTCCTGCCCCGCTGCCGCTGCCCAGGCACGTACGGCGTCGCGGATATCGCTATGGTTGGGCAGGGTGTCAGCGCTTTGAGAGCGATTTATCATCGCTGCCTGCAAAAACGGGTTACTCTGCTGATATGTAAGTGTTTGCATTGTTAAAGCTCCCGTTGTGGTAAACCATCGGTGGGATTGGGGTATGCCAGTGGATCAATTTCATGCGGAGTCACTTGCCAGTCGAGAAGCTGGCAAAGCGGAATAATTCGCTTTTGCGGTACTCCATTTGCATAGATCCATTTGCCGACAGCCTGGCCGCTGATCCCAAAGTGCTTGGCGATATGAGCTCGCGATGCGGCTTTGCTTATTTTTTCTTGCGTCTCTTTGTTCATGTGGTCTCCTTCAGTGAATGAATCGAAGCATACCTAATGAAAGTTATTGTTTCAACATGACGAAAGATATTGTTTTGATGCTAAGCGAAACTATAGGTTGTAAAATGCGCATATGAATGAGATTCCATTTCCAATCTTTGCTAAAAGAATTCAAGAAGTTATGACAGAAAACGGCTGGTCGAAGAGCGATCTCGCCAAAAAGGTCATGCTTTCGCATACTGCTGTTCAAAACTGGGCTAAGGGTAAGAACGTTGCCAGTGGTGATAGGTTGAAACGGTTATCAGCAGTTACAGGAAAACCAGAGCACTGGTTTTTCATGGATCCTGACCAGGACAAAGAAGATTCGGATGTAGTGCCATCAACTGTGAAGCTAGATGAAAAGGAACAGGCGCTGTTATCGCTCTTCAACCAGCTGCCTGAGGCTGAGAAATTGCGCCTTATCCTCCATACTAAAACTGTCCTTCATGAGATAGAACTTCTTAAGAGTGATGTTTTCGACATCATCAACAGCTCTAAACAATAAATGCCCTAAACAACAAATAACTTAAAACTAAAATCACATGGTGCCTTCGACGGTGCCATTTTTTTTGCCCCTATCGAAAGTTTTACTTTCTTACTCTTTACATGCGAAACTTTATGTTGCAATATTACCTCATTGACAACACGCGCAGCGTTGTCAGGTTAAACAAACGTTCTGACGCCGGGAAAGACCGGGAGGAGATTAGATGAAAGGCAATACGAAGAAAACGGGTATGTATGGGTTTGGGGCATGCTGGGCTCGTAAATTTGACTCACGCCAAAAGCCAATGCAACTCCCTAGTTCACGGACAGATGGCGGGAAAGGATCAAACAGCCCTGAAGCAAAACATCATCGCCGCGCCCAGCAGAGATTCAACAAAACAGGCGGCATTCCTCGCGGCAAAGCCTACGTGAAAATGTACCGCCTGGGATATCGCAGTGAGAGCCGAAAAGACCTTATGCGAGCGACTCAATAGGTTTCAGGGCTAGTGGTTGATCATGTTCCGGCACATATCGCTCTTTGACGATAACTGCCAATTTTTGTTTAGCCACAGGGTCGTCAGTTGAAGTAACGAGGCTGTTTATCTGTTCTGAAAGTGAAAACCATCCGTGTGTATCGCAAACATAAACTACTGATGGAACTTCACGAATAGTTGGTGGAATTACTTTGATGTTAACCAACTGATTTGTCTGGTTAAAAGACAAAGCGCCTTCACCACAAATAGGACATGGCTTAGTTACTGATTTCATAGTTATTCCTTGCTGGCTGTGTGAGAACTACCAGCATACCACCGAGCCTGAAGTGGATAAAAGACAGGCATAACAAAGGAGGATGAGATGGGAACTACCAATCAGGCAGTACCAAACAGCGGGAAAGCAGTAGCGATGCGCAACAGCCGCACCGGCGCAGCTTGGCTCGTCTCGTTTAATCATATCGAAGGCATGTACTGGCATGAACCGCAGGGCAACCTGCGCCACATTCGCCGCCCGTATGCCGCCCGCAATATTGAGCCGCATCTGGTACCGGCGGGGACACACTGATGAATACGTTATTCGCGTTAGTGCTGACCGTGGGCATGACCAATGGCGATTTTCAGGATGTGGTGCTGGGTGTGTATGAAGACCAGCGCCAGTGTGAAGCGGCAGCTGTTGAGCAGCATGTTGCGGGCGAGTGTTTCGAAGTAGAGCGCATTGTCCGTAACGGCGAACAGCCCGCCTTGACCCTGTAACGAATAAACCCGCCGAAGCGGGCTCTCCGTCCGGTGACCGACCAAAGTACACCGGAAATTTTAAACCACCCAAGCAATGGCGGCTTATACAGCGCCGGGGATCTTACAACCCAAAGGAGCTTAGACGCAATGAACACCTATGCGTTTGTGATTAAAGCTAAGGCAAAATCAGAGAAGAAAAACCTCTTCTGCTGGTTATCTGCAAAATCCGACTCTCGCGCAGAACGCGAGATCCTCAACATTCTCGACGACGCCGATATTGCTATTGGCCGTGGTGCTGACTACCAGCTGCCGCAGCGCACCAACTGGCATGTCGCTGACGATCTGCCGGAAGAAGGCATACTGGATGATACCTGGTGCGACCGCTATACCCTGGGTGAAGATGGTCGTTCGTGGTGTCCCGTACTGGGCGAAGCTGGCGGAACTGCTGCGCCTGTAGTAAACGTTGAAGCCCAGCCTACCCAGCCGGCTGCCGCCGATGCGGACCTCCGCCCCCTGTCTCGCCTGCGTCTCATCCAGCGCCTCTTAGCGCATCTTATGCATGATACCGAGCTGGACCAGATCACCCTGGAGCAGCACATCGAGATCGGAGTAATGGAAGGCAATGATGAAGATTGCTTTGTCCAGGCATTGCGGCAGGTTATCGAAGACACTCCGGAAATCCGTGAGCTTTCTGCGCACGTGGAATGGAAGCTGATAAAAGCGGTTAAAACGGTGTTCCCCCAGGAACAGAGCCACGAAGCCGAACGTATCGCCATTTTCGTTAAAGTTTGGGTGCATGCTGATGCCAGTGATCGAGCCCAGCTGGTTGAGGCCTGGCTGAGCGGCGAACTCCCCGCCCATGAACTCGCCGACATCATCGAACCTGGTGATGATGCACCTGCTTCCAATGAAGACGTTGTGCAGGAAGGTTCAGCAGAAGCTGCGGCGTACGCTGAAGAGCTCGTACAGTCATTTCGTGAAAAAGATATGACCGAGCTGCACGCCGTCCCTACGCTGCCGTTCCGTCACCGCCTCCTCGCGCAGTTTATTACCGAGAAGGAATACGCGTACCACATCGACAATGAACAGCTGAATACTGTGCGCCAGCTGGAAATGGACACCGATAACTCCTACGTGCAAAACCTGCTGCTTGCCGCCGAGAATGTCGAGGGGATGAAAAAGCTCAGGGACTTCGAGTTCTGGAGGCTCACCGACGCTGTTAAACGTGTATTCCCTGCTGAAAAAGCGACGCCTGATTTATCCCTCATGCTCCAGTTCATGAAGGCCTGGAAAACGACGGACTATATCGATCGCGGCCTGCTCGCTAAGGAATGGATCAACGGTAACCGGGTATCAACCATTCAGCGCACCGACACCGGCACGAACGCGGGCGGCGGCATTAAAACCGACCGTAATGCAGACTATGAGCATACGCTGGACACACTGGATATTGAGATCGCCTGCGCAACTCTGCCGATGGATTTTGATATCTACAATATCCCCGGATCTATTCACCGCCGGGCTAAAGACATCGTTGCTGCAAAAGAAAGTCCGTGGAAGGAGTGGTCTGCCGCACTGCGTAAAACTGCGGGCATTCTGGATTACTCGCGAGCTGCAATTTTTGCGCTCATCCGCGAAGCGTCCTCAGGCATAACACCGTTCCCGGATCGTATGACTGGCTATATCAGCGCGACGCTCAATGAATATAAGCATGATACACCTGAGGCCAGAATTCTCGCCGCTGCGCGTCAGATTGACAGTGCTGCCGTGGTTGCCGGAGTCATTCAGGGCACCGAGCCGGTGGAAAGCCTTGACGCGCTCTCTACAGATTATGCTGTTGTCGGGAAAGCTGCTGCAGAAGCCGCGCAGTCCCACCAGCGCGTCACCGTCGCTCAGCCAGAAGTAGCAAACCTCGGCGGCGGCGTGTTCTCTATCGAAGGCCTGCTGGGTGAAAAAGAAAACCCGGTCATCAAAACCCCCTCAAATGAAGTCGCAAAACAGGAAGCGGAGAGCATCGTACATGTGCAGATGGAAGAGACTGACCCGAGCAAAGTCGAAGCTGGTGCTGAAGTATCAGCGATCGAGGGCGCTGATGCAGCTGCTGCGCCAGCAGGCGATGTAAACCCTGCGGATATTCTCGCCGCCGCCGCTCCGAGCCTGGCGCATCACGATCAGACCGAAGTTAACCAAAACCCGGAAAATGTGCATCAGAATGGCGCTTCTGTGAATCAAAACACCCCTGAAGCGCATCAAAACGCCGTAAAAGTGAATCAGGACGCACCGGAAGCGCAACTGGACGAACCGGCCGCCGCATACCCAGCCTATTTCGAGCCGGGCCGTTATGAGGGGCTGCCGAACGACGTTTACCACGCTGCGAACGGGATCAGCAGCACTATGGTGAAAGACGCCCGCGTCTCCCTGATGTATTTCGAAGCGCGCCACGTCTCTAAGACCATCCAGAAGGAGCGGTCGAAGGTTTTGGACATGGGCAACCTGGTGCATGCACTGGCGCTGCAGCCGGAGACGCTGGCCGCCGAGTTCAGCATTGAACCGGAGATCCCGGCAGGTGCGCTCACTACCACGGCTACGATCCGCGCCTGCATCGACGAGTACAACGCCAGCCTGCCGCCGCAGCTGAACGCTGACGATATCAAAGCGCTGCTGGAGGCCCATAACGCCACCCTGCCCGCGCCGCTGCCGCTGGGCGGATCAGCCGAGGAAACCTACGCATCGTATGAGCAGTTGCCTGAGGAATACCAACGTATTGAGAACGGCACTAAGCATACCGCCACGGCTATGAAAGCGTGCATCAAAGAGTACAACAACACATTGCCCGCCCCAGCGAAAACCAGCGGCAGCCGTGACGCGCTCCTTGAGCAGTTGGCGATCGTCAATCCTGACCTGGTCGCGCAGGAAGCACAGAAGCCCGCGCCGCTGAAAGTGTCCGGTACCAAAACGGATCTGATTCAGGCGCTCAAGGCGGTCCGCCCGGATGCCGTATTCGCCGACGAGCTGCTGGAAGCCTGGCGCGAGAACCCGGAAGGAAAAGTGTTGGTGACCCGCCAGCAGCTGGAAACCGCGCTGGCCATCCAGAAAGCGCTGCTGGCACACCCGACCTCCGGAATGCTGCTGACGCACCCGAGCCGCGCCGTAGAGACCAGCTATTTCGGCATTGACGAAGAGACAGGTCTGGAAATTCGAGTGCGCCCGGACCTCGAAATCGATCTGGACGGCGTCCGCATCGGTGCCGACCTCAAAACTATCAGTATGTGGGATGTGAAAGCGGATGCGCTTAAAGCCCGGCTGCGTCGCGAGATCCGGATGCGTGATTACCACCTGAGCGCGGCCATGTACTGCGAAACTGCGGCGTTGGATCAGTTCTTCTGGATTTTCGTCAACAAAGACGAGAACTACCACTGGATCGCCATCATTGAGGCATCAAACGAGCTGCTGGAACTGGGCATGTTGGAATACCGCAAAACCATGCGTGCTATCGCTGCCGGGTTCGACACTGGAGAGTGGCCAGCTCCGATCACCGACGATTACACCGATGAACTTGACGACTTCGATCTGCGCCGCCTTGAAGCGCTGCGCGACCAGGCATAAGGGGAATGACCATGGAAAATACGAACATCATCACAGCAGAACAGCAGGCACCGAACACCATTTCTGCCAGCAACGCTATTTTCAACGTGCAGGCGCTTAGCCAGCTTACTGCCTTTGCCAACCTGATGGCTGACTCTCAGGTTACCGTACCGGCTCATCTGGCAGGAAAGCCCGCCGATTGCATGGCGATCGTCATGCAGGCGATGCAGTGGGGCATGAACCCATACGCGGTGGCGCAAAAAACTCACCTGGTCAATGGCCAGCTGGGTTATGAAGCGCAGCTTGTTAATGCCGTAATTACCAGTTCAAGCGCCATTCATGGCCGATTCCATTATCGCTACGGCGGTGACTGGGAACGTTGCACCAGAACAAAAGAAGTTAGCCGCGAGAAAACCGGTAAGAATGGCAAATACACCTCCATCGAGCGCGTTCGCGACTGGACTGATGAAGATGAAGTTGGGCTGTACATTCAGGTCGGAGCCATTCTTCGTGGCGAAAGTGAAATCACCTGGGACAAGCCTCTTTACCTGTCTCAGGTGGTTACCCGCAATTCGCCTCTGTGGGTTTCAAAACCAGACCAGCAAATAGCTTATCTTGGGGTGAAGTACTGGGCGCGGCTCTACTGCTCACATGTGATCCTCGGCGTTTACACGCCTGATGAGCTGGAGCAGCGCACAGAGCGTGAAATCAATCCTGCACCAGCACAGCGCGTGAGCCTTGCTGATATCAAAGGTGACAGCGTAACTACTCACAGTGCGCAGGAATCTTCCGCCAACATCGATGCTATGGCGGATGAATTCCGGGATCGCATTGAAGCTGCTCAGGACGTGGATGGTGCTAAAGCTCTACGTGCCGACATCGAAACCGCTAAAGCGACGCTAGGATCCGCCCTGTTCACTGAGCTGAAAAACAAAGCCGTTAAGCGCTATTACCTGGTTGATGCCCGTAACAAGGTGGAGGCGGCGATCAACTCCCTGCCTCAGCCCGGCGAACCAGATGCTGCTGAGCAGTTCGCCAAAGCCGAGCAGGCACTTGCGGCGGCGAAGCGCCACCTTGGCGACGAGCTGTATGACCAGTTCGCCGTTACCCTGGACGATATGAAGCCGGAATACGTGGCCTGAGGGAGGCGGGAGGGGCAACCCTCCCGGTAACGAGATGAGCGAGAAACAAACCCGCTGGAGCGTTGAGGAACTGCGCCTACTGCAGACGCACAACAACCAGCAAATCGCAGAGCTGACCGGCCGCCCGTTGGTTGAAGTAGAGGATCGCCGGCTGCTGGCGAATATCGAGCGGAACTGCTGGGACGTATGGGATCCGGAGAATACTGAATGAGGCTGATTAACCGAAGCAGGAAAGATTCGCCGCTGGCGCGCCGGGCATGTGATGCCGCGCTGGCCCGTCATGTTGAACGGTTCGGCGATTACGCCAGCCGGGCTACCAGTAGCGAATACACAGTGCTGGTGGACGGGGCCAAGATCAAAGTTGAGGTGGAAAACCGCAGCACGAGCTACGTGGCCACGGCGATCACCGGCGCACGTCGGCTGCGCCGTGTGGCCGGTCGGATGTCTTGATATCGAAATATCATCAACGTGCGATCAGCATAGTTATACTCGTGCTGATCGCCAGGTACTTCATATGGCACAAGTAATTTTCAATGAAGAGTGGGTTGTTGAGGAAAGGCTCACTGCCAGAACGGGCCTTGATAACCGTCAGATCGAAAAATATCGTCAAGGGTGTTGGATTGAGGGCGTGCACTTTAAACGCGTCTCACCATCAGGGGAAAAAACATTGCGCGGCATTACCTGGTACAACTACCCCAAGATCAACCAAATGATTCAGGATGCATAAGATGTCTGATTTGCCCAAGGGCGTGGAGATAAGAGGTCAAAGCATCCGGATCTGGTTCATGTATAAAGGTAAGCGTTGTCGCGAAGTACTCAAGGGGTGGCTTGTCACCCCTGCAAATATCAAAAAAGCGGGTCAGCTGCGTATGCTGATTGTCAGTGAGATCAACCTCGGCCAGTTCAATTACCGCTCGCGTTTTCCTGACTCTAAGCAGGCGCAAGCCGTTCAAAAAACGCTCATTATAAACACGTTCGGCGAGCTTGCTGACACCTGGCTAAAAAATCGTGAAATTGAGCTCTGCGCAAACACCCTGCGTAAAACAGGCTCGCAGATATCAACGCTTAAAGCGGTCGTAGGCAAGAGCACAGTCATCAGGGAGATTAGCTATAACGATGTGCTTCGCTACCGCAGTGAGCTACTGCATGGCTCAACCCTGTATCCTCTGGACAGGCGCTCAAATAAAATCGGGCGCACTGTGCGTACGGTCGATAATTACATCTCTTTGCTTTGCTCTCTTCTGCGCTTTGCCTATAAGTCTGGATTTACTGAGAGCAAGGCATTTGAAGGCGTCAAGAAGCTGCAGAAGAGCAACACCAAACCGGATCCTTTGATGCGAGAGGAACTTGCGAAGCTCATGTCAGCTTTGAGCGGTCAGAGCCATAATATGTGGAAGTTCGCGGTGTATTCCGGGCTCAGGCATGGTGAACTCGCCGCGCTTGCATGGGAAGATATCGATCTCAAGGCGGGTACGGTAAACGTCTCCAGGAACCTGAACACCCTGGGGATGTTTGGGCCACCCAAGACGCAGGCAGGCATCCGAACACTGCAGCTTCTAACGCCAGCGCTGGACGCCCTAAAAGAACAAAAGAAGCTGACAGCCGGGTTTCCTGAAACAGAGATCGTTTTCTATCATCGTGAATACGGCCTGACGGAGAAGCAGCAACTTCGTTTCGTTTTTATGCCCCGGCCAGCAAAGGGAAAGCAGAAGCCTTATTATTCGTTGTCCAGTATCGGGTCAAGATGGAACGCCAGTGTAAAACGTGCTGGCATTCGTCGCCGTAATCCGTACCATACACGCCACACATTTGCATGTTGGCTTTTGTCCGCAGGCGCAAACCCGTCTTTTATAGCCAATCAGATGGGGCACGAAAACGCGCAGATGGTTTACGAAATATACGCGTCCTGGATTGAAGATCTGAACACTGAGCAGGTGGCCATGCTTAACGATAAGCTCGCGTTTTAA